TTGTACGAGCAATTAAGTCTGTTTCATCTACATTGCGTGTATTTTCTGGTTTTACTTTTGCCATGTTATTCCCCCTTTAGGAAGTTAATAAGGCTTCCTACTGTTAAGTCTACACCACCTCTAGTATTAATGCCTTCTCCATCCATTACAGCATCTGCAATAGCGGTTTTTTGCATTAACATTTGGTGTTGCCGTTCTTCTATAGAGTCTAGCACAAGGAAATCTTGAATTACAACATGGCTCCAAGTACTGGACGCACGTTTGATACGGGAGTTACGTTGGACTGCTGTTCCGGATGACCACGGTAAATCAAAGTTAACTAACATGTTAGCTTGAGGAAGGTCTACTCCGTAACCGCCTGCGTCTGAAGAAATTAACACTCTAACTTCTTTTGTGTTTTGAAAAGACGTTTTAGATTCTTCTTTTTCTTTTGCGTTTAGCAATCCCGAATAGAGAGTGCTAACTATCTTCTTTTTTGCTAATGCGTCTTGGATAAGGGGAAGCATACCCAAGTAGCAAGTGAAGATAACAACTTTGTGGTCTTCATTAGCTTCTAGATGTTCAACTACATAACTTATAACTGCATCTAATTTTGGAGATTTTTTTGCTGCTGCCAAGAGGCCCATTTCTTCAAGCCCAGCCACATAAGCGCTGCCGCCCCTAGAACCTTCAATGTTGATTTCTTTGCCATTTATATCCTGCCATCCATTATGAAATTTAGTTGAACTTTCAACTAAAAGCTGAGGTGAATCGCATAACATCCTTAAAGACGTTATCTTTGACATTATTGAGCCACGTAGTTTATCAGCTGGGCTGCCTGGTTGGTAACCATGACCATAGTGAGCGTCTAAGGAAAATGACCCGCCCATAAGTTCTTGAGCCTCTAAAAGCTCTTGGATTAAATCTGAAGCAATTTTTTTATAAAGTTCTTTACTTGATTTATCCAAAGGAATTAAAAAAGGCTCTAAATGGATTGTTTCTGGAAGATAAGGAGAAACATCTGGGTCTTTTTGTGTTTTGCGCACCGCTACTTGTTTCATTTTTTCGTGAAATATATGTAAATTGCGATAACGTTGAACTCCGCCAAAATGGTTTCGTACAATAAAAGTTTGGTCAAACAAATCAAACCTACCTAAAAGTGTAGAGTCAACAAACTGCATAATTGAATACAGTTCTTCGGGACGCCCATTTTCAATAGGGGTACCGGTTAATGCGTATCTAACTTTAACGTCTTTAGCTAACTTCTTTACGTGTTTAGAACGTTGAGATTTAAATCCTTTAATAGCGGTGGCTTCATCGCAGACCACAGCACCCCAATCATAGTCACAAATCCAATCCCAATCATTAACAATAGATTCATAATTACAAATTACATACGAGTTGTTTTTGTCCCAAACCCTTGACCATTCAAACCCACGCATCCAACCAAGTTCTCGTTGGCTTTTGCTTCCGTCAATAACCTGTGTTTGTGCATCAGAAAACTTATGTATTTCTTTTTCCCATTGGTATTTCAAACTAGACAAAGCAATAATTAAAATAGGTTTTTCAATTAACCCATCTTCTTTTAACTGTTCTAAAGCAGCAATAGTCATAGGTGTTTTGCCTAAGCCCATTTCGTAAGCAACAAGCATTTTTTTACGGTCTACCATTTTGGCAACCGCTTCTATTTGATAAGGTTTTAATTCACCTTTAAACATTTGGGTTATCCACTGGACAAGGAACAGTAACTAAAGTTCCACAATCATCACACACGCCGTCAGTAAACCACATAGCAATATCATAATCTTCAAACATAACTTTGATTTGAAATACCAAATGCCCGCACATGGGACAAGCATGAGTAGGAACACCTCTAGCGTCTAATGCCATGTGTAGGCTGCTTTACCATAAACCATACTGCGGGATAAAAGAATGCCTTTAGTAATTTCATCCTCTGTCATGTCTCCTGGGTCTTTTACATCTATCCCAGTGTAGTTAAAGTAAGACAAATCAATCCCGTATTTGCGAGCAAACCCACGCATAAGCTCATTGGCATGCATTCCTGCATCATCATTATCAAAAGCGGCTATAACTTTATTAGCTCTACGCATAATCTTAACCTGCTCTTCACTAATCATTGCGCCGTAAGTTGAGATAGAACCTTCAATCCCTGCGCTTGTAAGCCGTGCAACATCTAAAGGGGATTCAACAACAACAAGAGTTTCAATAGACATAACCTCTACACCAAAAACAGTTTTGGATTTTTTAACTCCCTGTGGTTGATTTCGGAAAAACCGACCACGAGCACCTTTTTCTTGCCACCCCCACAAGGTGTACTCGTTAGGTTCACGAATTGGGACAATCCAAGCTTCATTTTTTGGGTCCCATAAAACATTGTGATGTTTAGCAGCAGCAGGGGTAATAAACCTTTTACGCAATTCTTTTTCGGGTGGGTCAACAAACACCGCAAGACGAGCCTCAGACATAGCAAGTGGTTCTTCTACCGTAGAAATGTACTGAGGTAACTCTCTAATCCTTTTTAGCAAAGTATTTACATCTACCTCTTGACTAGAGTCAACATAGTCTTTGGCATCAAAGTAATCAATACCTTTGAGGTCAGCAACTAAAGTGTAAATATTTCCTTTGTATCCGCAAGAAAAACAAAAATGAGCTCCGGTTACAGAGTTAATCCACCAGTCTGGATGAACGTCTTCTCTTCCGGTTCGTGCTTTGTGCATGGGACATAGCCCTTGCACTTCATCTCCACGTTGTGCTGTGAGTGTTACATCTATATTTAAAAGTACTTTTTCAATATCAACCATTGCTATTCCAATTAGAACAGTATGGGCACTTCATCATTTCAGCTTCGTCATGGAAACAACCAGTTTCCCATTTCCAAGTAAGTGAAGTTTCTTTTGGCGGACAGTTACGTGATGCAACAACTTTAAGTAAACGAATTGAATCGTCTTCCTCTACTGGCTCTAATCCCAAAATAACATCTGAGTCTTGGAAGAAAGAAGATGAGTAACCAATAGAGTCTGCCGTTACTTTTCCAGCACGCATCTTCCAAAGCAAAGTTTGTGTAGTAATTACAATTGGTTTATCAACTTTTTGAGCTAAACGTTTTAATGCACGAGTAATATTAGTGATTGCTTGTGGAGTATTCATCTCACCAGTCAAATCGTCAAGCATTAAATACACGCCGTCAACAAACACGATGTCTGGTTTTAACTGTTCAATTTTTGCTGATAAAGCAGAAACAGTAATTCCATTAACAGCATCTACTAAATGAAATGGGTGTTCTGTCTCCATTTTGTTGAGCATGTCAATGTAGCGGTTCTCTTCTTCTGGTAACAGCTTTCCTCTTCGTAATCTTCCATGGTCAATGTGTGAGCGCATGGCATCGTGGCGTTGTTGTTGTTCGTGGTTGTTCATCTCAAAAGACTGAAACATTGAAGTCTTCCCAAGACTGTGAACATTTATAGCAATCTGTAATGCCACTTGTGACTTACCTGTTTTAGGCGGAGCAATGATGGTTACTAGTTGCCCGCCCTGAAGACCTGCTGTAGCTTCATCAATGTCTTTAAACCCTGTCGGAATACCCAAGAACTCTTGATTCTGGATAGCTTGGTATTCCTTGTAACGTTCTTCTGTGTTTTTTGTAAGGTCAACCTCATGAGTTCCCAATACTCCCTGTTCGTTAACTTTGGAGACTGTTTGCTCCATTGCACGAAGTGCGGATTCGTGGTCGTTCTCTTGGAGTTGTTCAACGGCATTTTCTAATCCCTGGCGTGTAAGTAAACGGCGACGAAAGTCCACCATTGTGTCCAGCAAATAATCCATGCTGTCTTCAACGTTGAGGACTTTGTAATTTGGGTAATGGTCTAGAACAGTGGTTGCTGTAGGTACTTCGCTGTATTCACTGTAGTGCTTTCGCACAAATGACCATACCTTGCGGTTATCTTCATCTAAAAACCAACCATCGGTAATTCCACGTTGAAGTACTGAAGTAATCTCACGTTCTTTAATTACTTTACTTACGAGCCTATGCTCGTTATCTGCTGCCACTTACTTCCACCGTTCTCCGCATGATTGGCACTGTAAATATGAATTTCCGTTTACATAGATTCTTTCAACAACGTGAGAATGACACATTGGACAATTTGTATTTGCAACACTAAACATTGAACCCTCCCTCAAGGACTAGATGTTATTTAGCTGTACTCCTGCTGAACCGTACATAGCAACTCTGCCAGGTACATCTATTACTGCCCGTAGATTAGCACGATACGGTAACCCGCCCACAATTTCGTGTGGGTTTTCGTATAGTTGCCAATAGTTAAAGGGGTTAACGGCCCGACGCTCAAGCTTTTCAAAAGCTTTGTCAAGCAGTTCTTCTGTCCAACCCTCATCTTCAAATCCGGCAAGTTCTAAAGAAACTCCGTAAGAATTGCCCATCATCCACAGCTTGTTAGCTACAAGTAAATCAATATTACCTATTCGTGTAATCTTCTTTTTGGACAAAAGACGTTTCTCGTCTTCAGTTTCTAAGCTCAAAAGAAGTGTGGCTGTAACAATTACCTGTGGTGAGGAGACGTTTGAAATGTCTCCGCCTTTCATAGGACTTCTATCGTTGCGTAATTGACGACAAAATCTCTAAATTTGTCTGGAGTTTCGCTTGCTTCAATTGCCCATTCTTCTGGAACACCTACCGGGACGTTAATTGAATAATGACCGGTCTTTTTAATTTTTTGGTCAACAAAAGAAGAATGTTTACAAACAGCTTTCTTTATAAATACTGGACAGTTGCAACGGGTAAGGCGTGTTTCTGTATCCAACTCAACCTCAAAAATGCCAATTCCTTGAGCAGAAATAAACTGTTGAACGGTCATCCACTCTGTCACTTCAGGTCCTTTCATTGAGCACCTCTTAAATCTGACCCTAGTATAGGAACTCTAATGAACGCTTCGTTAGCGAAACTCGCCATAGCTTCACTGTAATGTGCTTCCCAGTTCTCTAACCTAACGTTTGTAGTAACAATTGTGGGTAAACCTTTGTCATATCGTAACCGAAGAATCTCGTCAAAAGAAGTGTCGTCATATTTGGAACCGTATTCTTTACCTAAATCGTCAAGTATAAGTAGACGAACGTTTAACCAATCAAAACGGCAACGACCATGAAACCCATCTAGTTCATAAACCATCTCCCGTTTGTCAGTACCTTCCATATCAAAGGTTGACTTTTTTCTAGCAAGAAACTCTGGATAGGTCATGTAATAAATAGGGCGAAAACCAAGGCCAAACTCTGTTTGTTTAGCATGCATTACGGACGCAGATTTAACTGCATCTTCCGAAAGATTTCTCACAACTTCCATAGCGGCAACAACAGCGTGGGTTGTTTTACCCAGTCCCGGACCCCCGTCAAAAACAAGACCCACACCGTTGGTACCAATGTTGCCAATGCTCTGAATAACGTGGCCTTCTGAAACATCGTCTAACCAGTTAGAAATCTCATCGGGGAAAGACCCAACTTTTTTAATAATATCTTCTGGTTCTAAACCTATAAATCTTCTAGGGATATTTGAAGTTCGTAATAGCCAATGCTTTTTAAGCGGTGACAATGTGTTGATGTCATACATCTTTAGTTCCCTCGTCCGTTAATTTAAACCGTGCTTCTAAAGTTTCATCATACTCAACTGAAACAAGCCCTAACTTAAATAAATACATTAGGGCTTGTTCTAGTTCTTCTTCAGTCAACTACTTGGCTTCGTTTTCCTTAAGCCATTCAGCAAAGGCAATCTGTGTCTCTTCTTCAGGAACAGAATTTTCTTCTAGGTACTCTAGAAAGTCTGCATCTTGCATTAAGTTGTCTGTGCTCATGCTTTGAACTCCAATACTCCAACAAAAGCTGTTGGTTTCTCTGTTGTTTTATCAATTGTAGTTGGTTCCATTTTTACGCTCTTGCGAGGAGTCATTTCTAGAACCTTTGACTTAATCCAACGCTTACCTGCTGATGCATTTTTCCAAGCTGCTTCTGCACTTACAGCATCTGCTGGTTGCATTGAATTTGGATTACCACTATCAACTGCTGGAGTAAGGAGGCTGACATTAGCCAACCATGCGCCACCTTGTTCGGTGTTTAGTGTGAGTGTTGCTGTGAACTTCTTTGTTACTTTTTTTGCCACTTTTTAAATCCTCCCAGGATTAGATTTGTTCCAGTAAGTGTGCCGATGATTACAAGTGCATATCCCAGTACTTGTTTCATTTTGCCTCCTTCAATCGTTTTTCATGACGCTCTAGTTGTGCACGACCAGAGAGTGAGTTCTGGAAGGTGCGACCATCACTTGCCACGAGCCTATCAGAAGCCGAGGTTGTTTTTACTTTAGCAGTCACCTTGTTAAGACCCAAATTCTCACGAGCTTGATTCATCTTGGTGCCAAAAGAAGCAAGGTACTTTTTGTACAAAAGAGGAGCTTCATCCCCAATGTTTTTAAAGTTACGTTCATCGCCCATAAAAAGGCGAAGAAGTTCAAGCTCTACGAGTGGGGTGGTTCCGTACTGTGTTCTGAACTTTCTAAGCGCACCCGATAATTGTTTGACGGATACAGTTCCTGGAAGTAGCGGGTATTTGCGGCCCACTTGGTAACTAAACTCTGCAGCAACGTCCATCGCTGTCCATTCGTGCTCAGGTCGTTTGCCTCTGGTTTTGGGGTCAGATTTTCTAACCGTTGGTTGCGGCGCATCTTTGGGCTCAACGAGTCCAAAGCCTGCCAAAGAGTCTCCATCATCTTCCCATTTTCTCATAGGAACCTTAATCTCCTTTGTGAAACCTACGGTTTCAGATTCTTTTAATTTATAACTATCTTGGCTATTAGGTACTAATGGCTTATAGCTAGGATGGTTAATACGACTAGTAGTCACATAGTCAGGTGAGGTGCGGTAATTTTTTACCTTTTCGTTATCCACATGCCGGTAATTTTTTACCAAGATAATCTTTTTTCCTTGGTATCCGTTGGCACGCTTAGTGGCTTCCGTGGCTATAAGCCCAGCCTTCTCTAAGCCTTTAAGGGCGCTACGGACCGTCTTGTCACTGGACTTGCCACTCTCTGCACAGAGTTCGGCTACTGAAGCCTGTAAGAGCCCTCCAGGGCCCGCTAAACGGCATAATATGGCTAAGAGTCGGAACTGGAAATCGGTAATATCAGCTGTATAGGCCTCAGGTGGCAACATAAGCTATTCTTCCAAATCATCAAATGGTTTAATGTCTTTTCGTTGTTGTCGCAAAATGTTCTCTAAAACAGCCTCTCCAAGAGAGTCCATAACTGTAGTTGCTATGTAAGCGGCAAACATGTCTACCAAAACCCCAACAGTCTTGTGAATGGCATCATGAAGGTCATCTGGCTCCATACTAAAAAACGGGTCATCATCAATCTCTACTGGGTCCAAACCCTCCGTAATATCCCACACATCTAAAGCAAAGTCTTCTAGGGTGTGCAGAATCATGTGGTCATTAAGGCTGTCCGTCCACACGATGCCTACAGCAGACTTTGGGTTAAGCTGTCGGAGTACCTCTTGGATGGGGTCGTCGCAGATGACTATGTCATCGGCTTGTTTTAATAGGTGGTCTAGACCAGCAGCGTTTTTAAAGTAAGCAGTTACCTTAACCTTGTTTTCTAAACACTTTCTGATTACCGACTGAGAAAACTCATCTTGGTTTATTTTTACAGGAAAAATCACCTCGGGCGAGTTCTCGGAATATTTAGTAATCAACTCATCAATGCCTTGTGATACGTCAATGTTTTCATCTGAAAAGATTGCAATCTTCATTACAACCTCGGTAAGTTTCTTTTAGGGGCATTGATAACAACTGGTTTGTTTACAATTTTGTTAAAAAGTAATACAAAAAACGCAGTTGCTGGGACAGAAACGATAAACACTCTGTCAATTTCATACATACAAGTTAGTGCGCCAAAACTTAAAGGCAATGCTAATACGGAATAAATTCTTTCTTTATCAAAGAACCAGACCAATACAAGAGAAAAGAATTCAATTGCGAATGTGACTGCTATTCCGGAAAGTAGTACAGATAGTAGTAGGTCAACCATGCGACCATCTTACACATCTAAGTTGTGGTATTCCAATCCTGCAGGAGTAGAAATTCTCCACCAAGCATTCATAGGCATCCAATCCGGAAGCGTTTGAGCAAGTCTTAGTACCTTGGTGTTTTTTCCTGGATAGTATAGGCTGTTAGAGGAGTGAGCAGCACCCTCCCAAATTACTCCTACTGAAGAAGGCATTGAACCATCAAAGTAATCAGTTGGAGTAAACGTGTTCTGAGCTTGTACCATGTCAATATAGATAACGTCTCCAATATTTGAAGTTCCTGAAAACTTTATATGGGCGTGGTCTACATAAATGTTAGCGTCAGTAAGACCGCTTACATAGTGACGCATCCAAGTAGGTCCGACTTCGTGGTTTTTAGAGAAGGAATATAAAAAGTTTCCATCACTATCAAAAAGTTCAACGGTCATAGTCATACTAAAAATAGTTTCTGAGTATGAGTACATAGACACATTAAAGTAATCTCCCCTTGTTACGGGTATTAGAGATGTGTTTGATAATTCCCAAGTAGTACCAGTAGCTGTAAATTTACCGCTAGCACTCCCTGGAAATCCTTCTGCAGGTTTTTGTTCGGTGTCTTGAGCAAAAGTAAGGTTTGTTTTACTCCAAGTTGAATCGTCAACTTCAAATGAAGGATTTTGAATGTAATTTGTTTTTGATGGTCGCAAAATTATGTTTGTTAATCGTGCTTCATCATACGTTGCGTCAGTTCCTTCTTGAAAAGACACCATATCCACGTAGTAAATTCCGGCAGCAGACCAAGAAAGTTTTAAAGCTGCGTAATTAGCTGTTCCGATATTAGAAGTACTTGCGTCTACTGTTTGTGTAACAGATTTCCATGAATTCACAGCAGAAACATCCGACCCATTAACTGTGTAAGTTTGAGTATTATTTTTGTCAAAAAATGCAACAGAAGGAGTTACAGAACCAGCACTTGTTGGAGACTTAACCTGTAAAGAATAGGTGTACTGGTTACCAGATGTGATGGGTATCCCTAGTCCCAATGGGTTGTCATACCCAAGTGTTATATAACCGGCAGATGAAGCATCAATTTTTAAGGTGTAAACTTGGTCAATACAATTTTCCACACTTGTATTTGGCAATAAGGTATTGGTAGAAGTAATGGTGGCATTTGTTGCAACCCAATTACCTGTTGACTTATAAAACGTAGAGTCTTGTACTGAAAGCAACATGTTGGGTGAAACAATTATGTTAGTTAAAAATCCTGTAAGTGCTTGAGAATAATTTTTAATTCCTAACGCAGTTCCTTTTTTAGAGTAAAGACGAATTGCATCACGGATAAGGCGACGTTGGTTTACTACAGGTAAGTTTAGTTCAGGCTCCATGCCAACACTAAACATTTCTGCTGGAATTGTTAAGTAGTTTGCTGGGTCTACGTTATGAAAAGGTCTTAACAAACTAATTTGCGTTAATAACTGTTCATAAGTAAAAGATATGCCGTCTAAAAATTGATATATTTGTGTTTTGTCTTCTTTTGCATCTGTTTTTTGTGGAACCACTCCAAATGGACTTAATACATCACTTACTAAAGTTCGTGGCAAAAGGTTTATAAGTCTTGCTGTTACATCAGTATCTTTAGGAACAACATCGTAAATTTCTCCCGCTTTAACCCACACTCCTTGAGAATTGTACAAAAATACTTTGTAGTAAACATTATGCCCGGGTGTAATTGGGATGTAGTTATCTTGTCCTGAGTTTTCTTCCCCGTCTAATAAAATAGTTTTTTCTAAAGTTCCAGCAAGATTAGAACCGTTAACACTAGAAATTTCATAAGCAATAAATCCATCTTCAGCTGTTTCTGGAAAACCATTTTGATTTCTAACAACTCTAAATCTACTAAATTCTCCAGTTGGGTTGTACCAATAGACATACACTTCGCCAAAATTAATTACTGCTATAGACATAGGCTCTACAGAGTATGCAAGTTTTGGGGTGTCGCCGTATCTGGCGCCCCCATAAATTACGTTGCCGTACTTTGACACGTGTTAAGCTCCGATAAGTAGAAGTGGATTAAATGTTTCTCCAGTAGATGCAGCAGCCCATGACATGTCATAGTTTGTATTAGAATTTTTAACTAGAACTTGATTTGCTGTTCCACCTGTTGGAATAATAGCTGAATACACAGTAGCAAGACCATACTCAATGTTATTAATTCGGTCTTTTACTGTGTTCCATGTATAGCTAATTGAGGGCTGTGTAAAAGTGCCAACCCAACCTGAACTTAACTTTGGACTAACTCCAACCACTGCTTCTATTGAAGAGACTTCTGCTCGCAAAGTATTGATGTGTGTAGCAAGGACTGTGTCAGAAAAATCAACGACGTCCGTACCAAAAGAAATTAGTGCGGCTGGATAGGTTGGAGATATATTTGCCACTGTAGTGTCCTTTCAAAAATTCTGCAGTATATTTTCTCGGGTTTATTAGGTAATTACTGCTTAAACTGTGTGTGTATGACCGATGTTTGCTTTAGTCACTATCTGTGCTTCTAATGACGTTATTCTGGTTTCGTGACTTTTTATTTTAGCTGCCATAGCAAGTAAAGTAGCTACCAAATCAACTTCCTGCGTTCCATCTTGATTTGTCACAATTATAATTTGGTCTGTTATTCCAGACAAAGAAACGCTATTTAATAACGGTTTAATCAACATTTTTTTACTTGGAGCTTGCCATGTTCCAAACGACCCAATCCAAACAGGATGACTTGGGTCTCCAGCCTGAAACATCACCCAAACTCCTTGCCCAATAGCAGGAGCAGGAAGATTTATACCTGGAGAACTAACAGGAAGAATCCAATCAGTACTTAAAGGTTTTTGCGTTGACCCTAAAGGGGTATTAAAAAATTGCAAACTTACTTTTATGCGATTTTGTTTTTGTGGGTCATTGATATCTACTACCGTTCCTTTGTAAACACCATTTAATGTTTTTACTTTGTCAGTCATTACATAGAACCAAGACTTATGTTTGCTTCTTGAAGGCGGAAAAGTTCTCCAGCTCCTCCGGTAAGAGTTACAACTCCTGAGTCACCTTGACGATGAAGAACTGTTACTTTTGCAATTTTAACAGACTTTAATCCGTTTAAAGTGTATTCAATATCTTGTTGATAAATTACTTGAGCAAAACTGGTATTGGAATAACCATAATCTTTAAGTAATGCTGCTTTTATTTCTGCTTCAACTTCTAAGTGCGTGTACTGTGGTCTTGCTTGGTACTGAACAGCAAGAACTACATCAACATAAGTTGGTGGTTGTACAGTAAGCGAAGTTCCAATTAATAAATTTGGAGTAATATAATTTGTTACATTTGTAGACAAAGTTGCAAAATCAGCAGTTGTTGCTCCATCTTGGTCATATCCTGGAGCTAAATCATTAGCTGAAACAGAAGCTTTAGGTGCAATATAAAGCGTAACAGAAGTCCAAGTATTTCCAGAAATTGCATTCGCTTTTCCTGCTCCAGAACCCAATGCAAGACTATTAAAATCTGACAAAGTTACAGCACGACTGTTAGCTCTTAAATACAACGGAGCTAGATACCTAACAACTTCAATGCTGTCTGGGTCAGCTCCTCCAGTTGCTGTTTTTTCGTTTATAACGCTGATGTTAGTAACGAATGCAGCATATTGATTAGTATTTAACCCGGGAACATATTCAATGTTTGTTATTGTTCCACTGTTAATATTTCCTAATTCACCACCGCCAACAGTGTAAAGAGCTCTTATCTCTTTAAGGTTTACAGGGATTAATCCAGAAATACCGTTACCAAATTGAATGTACACATTGTTATCAACATCTGTAAATGTAGTAAATACTTGGTCACTAAGACCGCTATCTAAAATGTGGTCAACTTCTTTCCACTTTGAATACACTGTTCCGTCTTTAATATAGACAGTTATTGATTTGCTTACCACTGGCGATTGACCAAGTGCAAATACTTGATTAGGATTTCCGTCAGAAGAACCTAAATATTCACCGTAAGCATTTGCGTCTTTTGACACTAAACTAACTGGCTGACCCTGTGTCGCTGTTAGGTACACATGATTATTAGCAGGAGCTACTCCGGAAACTGAAGTTGTAAAATAAACTTGTTGAACAATGTCATTATTTGTTCCTGTAACAATATCTCCATAAACCACTGTTCCCGCAGGAATAGTGATATCTCCATTAGAAGAATTTGTAAATTTTACAGACACGGTTGAAGATTTATATCCAGAAGGTGTGTACCCATAAGTTCTTGCAAGGTTAAAAACACTGTCTCTCTGTGTTGCAGTAGATAGGTAAGCTTCGTTGGCTAATCTGTCAATATAAAAAGACATTAAATCACCCATGTAAGCAAACGCTTCTACAAGAGCAAGACCAAAATCTGCAGGATTAGTAGCTGTCCATTCAGGGAGACGGTCCTGTACACGAGCAATCATCTCATCACGTATGGAGTAATAATCTCGGCTAGTGTAATCAACCGATACAGGCACAAAGGATGGGGGTGTGATTGTCATAGGTTCTCCTGGTTTGCTGGGTTAGTTCCATCAACAGTTATAAGTGCAATAGTTGTAGTTGCCGTTTTATCGTCAGGCAAACTATAAACAACGCTTACATTCATAGAGTTTGAATACTCATCGTATGTAATATCTACAGATTGAAGAGAAAGAGAAGGCAGTTGTGTTGCAAATGTAGTTCTAACTTCAGATTCCAGCATGGTAGTTGCATCATCCACATTTTCCATAAATACAGAAGGCACTAGACCACCAAATGTAGGTCTCATTATTCTTTCATTAAAATTTGTGCCTAAAACAGAACGAACTCGGTCAGACCAAATTTTAGGTTGCGTCGTTGCAGCAGTTACTGCCCCATATGCGTCTATAGAAAAAGGTAAAGAAATAGCTGTTTCCATTAACCTACCCACCTTCTAGGAAATGCTTTATAGGTTAAATTTCCTTGACTAAATAACTGTGTTGGAGAACTGAGTTTAGCAGGAGTACTTTTAACCTTTATGCCTGTAACGGTTTCTAAAGGTATATTTCTTGTTCCAGAAAGCGTGGGGGATGTTTGTGGCCTATTTCCATCCACTTTATTTTCTCCAACACCATCTGTCATGCAAGAAAATTCTGATACGTATCTTCCGTCCATAAATCCTGTGTGTGTAACATTTTTTACTACCCAGAAGCCGTCTGTTGAAGCACCTGTCCCACTTATTTCTACAGTTTTGTAAGGAGAAATTCTTGGGTCTCCTTGAGCTTGGCCTTCCGCATGATGCGAAAACCTTGCTAAATCTGCAAATGCATTAGCCATAGCTTTTGCTTCGGATGGACTATCTACAACTCTTGATGGAATTATTTCTTGGAATAATGGAGCAGAATAAGAGTTACGAATGTTTTTTCCAACTTTGTGAGGAGAAGCATTGTAACTAAAAGCTTTTCCTGTAGTACTATCTATTCCAGAAATAACTTTATCTTTGTTTTTATGTATTCCGCTTTCATGGATATCCCCAGATACAGGTTTAAAAATATCTAAAGTTTGTCCTTCTAAACTACTTCCGGAATTATAATGAACGTCTTGAAAAGATAACACTGGAATATTTGTCATAAAAGCGTCAATCATTTTATCAATTGGGTGAAAATGAAGTTCTACCCCATAGATGTGAGCAACATATCCAACTCTATGACCAAGTTCTTGTATTTTTTCCCACAACGTGTGACCAATCAAAGCCTGTTGAGAAAAACGAACAGGATGAGAAGTAACAATTGGTTTTAATTTTGCTGTTTTTGCAATATCTGTAACAATTTCTGAAGCAGTTTTATTGTTCCAAACCTTTGCTCCACCTTCTTTTAAATTAAATCCAGTACCTATACATGTCATAACAGTATCTCGTTGTTGAGTTGTTTGAGTTAATGTTTTAATACTGTACATATGCCCAACAAATTCACCTTTAGCTCTGCCTGTTTCCCAAACAAAACTGACTAATGCACCAGTTTTAAATGCTCTTTGAAAAAAAGGATTTATGACAGGAAAAGTTAACTCAAGAACGTCATGTTGTCCTTGAGCTTGAACAATCCTAAACTTTTTTGGTTGAACTTTAAAAGATGGAAAATCAGGAAAAATTACTTTATAAGATGTTCCATATCTAAATTGACGTGTTGTTCTAGCCATTTGGAATCCTTAGTTGAGTTCCTGGAAGAATTTCAAATGGGTTTAGAATTTCCGGATTAATATCCATAATTCTCCACCACAATTCGGGGTCTCCTAAAAATCGTGTAGCAATTCCTTCTATCCTATCAATTTCGTTTACTGTGTAAATTAAATAATCCACAGTATAAGAAGGCCAAGTTCGGTAAACAGCCTGTTCGTGAGACTGTGAATATTCCCGATAAACTACAGGTAAAACACCGTCAATATATCTACTATCAGAATAAATCATTAACTTATCACCTTATGCTTTTTTAACTGGGTCAAGAGTTGCACTAATTTCAGAAAAAGATTGTTCTGGAAATCTTCTGCATGTAAAGTTTACAACCGAATAAATAGGAATCATTCTTGGATTAAAGATGATATGAGTAATTTTAATGTCAGTTATTTGAACACGATATCTTAAAGCATTTCCTAAATGAAGTTCTACAGGAAATTGTAAAATAAAACCCATGTCATTAGTTTTTAAACCACTAACGTCGGATGTATGGTTTAAAAATGCCCAACCATTAATAGCTTTCATTAACCACTCTATGTCGTACATTGTTCCTCGTTCATAGATGAGTTTTCGTTCTTCAACTGGTACGTCATAAGAGTACGGAAGATTAACTGGGCGTAACTCAATTGGTACACTTGTTGGTATAACTCTTTCTTGATTTTCAGTTAACTTAACAGCATAACTTCCGTCAGGATTTAAATAAGTAGCGTCTTGTATACGGTTAAGAGGAATCATAAAACCAATTGAAGAAGACATCGTTCCAGGTGCAATAGGTTTAATAGTGTCTAATCCTTGCAACAAAGCTTGGTTATTAGTAAAACTTGATTGACCCCAAGTCATTTCCACTGTTTGTGGGTTATACAAAAATCTAAAACCATACATTTCTGTAGGAACTGTTTGTTTTTGTGTTTTTAAAAAGGTTGTTACACTTTTCATTGCTTCAGAAGATTTCCAAAGGTATCTATCCATTTGAAAAGCACCTTTTGCCGCTTGTTGATTGCCTTTGCTTGCTCCCCAAGCATTTTTAACATTTTGATATGCTTTTAAATCTACATGACCAAAAACACTAGTGTTATCAAGACTAGGAAAATTAAACTCAGCGTCTTTTACCATGGGAGCGTTGTATCTATAGGCACCTGTATAGGGAGCAACTTTTTTCCAAGGAACAGCAGGAGATGTTCCGGTATTGTTATTTAAAGGTTTTTTTGTTGTAGTTGTATTGTGACCGTTGTGTGTTATTGAATTAACAACATGTTTTCCAAGTTCGTAAACTCCTAAAGCCGGAACCCCAATTTCAGGTTGAACGACTGCTAATACCCCCAAAGCAATGTCGGGTATGTGGTGTTCCATCCAACTAATAAAACTCATTATGATTTTCCAATCGCTAGAACTGAATGGTCATTAGCTAAAATATCTTTAACTTTTTTAGCAAATAATTGTGCTTCATTATCTGAAGCTTCTGAAATATGGACATTTATAGTTACATTATTAGTTGTGTCTCCACGATGAGTTTCTACGGGCAAATTTGATTCTTGTAATGGCATTCCACTACGAGATTTTGTAACAGAAATGCTTGCTCCAAGTCCTGGAGTTCCACCACCTTTTACACCCTTGATGTGTGTTCCCCAAGAAGAATTATTTACATCAGAAGCTACGGTGTTTAATGAAGCATTATTTTTTAAATCTTCAAGAATTTTTGTGTAGCCACGAGCATCAGCACTTTGTCCAGTCAAAGTTGCATAAGTAGCGTCAACACCTTGTGTTAAAGAAAGGTAAGATTTAACACCTACTTTGTTAAAGTTAGTTGCTCCAGGCATGTCGTAAGTTGTGTTTAGAGGGTTATAAGCGTTATTTTGTGTTCCGCCTTCCCAATGCATCCAAGTAGTAAGAGCTGATACATTTGAATCTGTTATTGAGATTCCCGCTTTTGTAAGTAATGCTTTTGCAAATTCTTGGTCTCCCGCTGTTCCAGCGTTTGGATTTATAGCTTTTTCACCAGAAGATTGTTTGTCAGATAACAGTCCACCAAATCCAGCTAATGAGCTTTGGTCAATAGGTTGCCCAGCACCTTTGAGTAATGCTGGGTCAACAGGGTTGCTATCGCCATGCCATACTTCATAGTGAAGGCTTGGACCCGTTACGTTACCTGATTGACCAGATTTACCAATTTCTTGACCAGCCGTTACTTGTGCTCCCATGTTCACTTCTTTACTGCTTAAGTGAGCATAGATAGATGACCAACCGTCTTTGTGGTCAATCATAACTGCTTGACCATAATCCGCACTTAAAATTTTTGCAGAAACAATTCCGTCTTTTGTTGCATGTACTGGAGTTCCAGAAGGAACGACTAGGTCAATACCTTGGTGTTTGTTTCCCGTTGATGACCAAATCCCAGAAGAATCAGTTGCCCCGTATTGTGCTGAAATTATTCCGCTAGATGTAGAAGCAGCTCCGGATAAAGTAGTGCTTGCATAACCTGTAGATATTGGTGCACCAAATCCTGGAGTACCACCTCCCAAAAATTTTGCGCCAGCCATAACCATATTGGATATTCCACCAACAACATTGCTGACTCCACTCATAAATGTTGAAGCTGCTGCTTTTACACCTTGACCGGCATTGGTAGAAAGGCCTCCTTCAATTATGGCTTTGTATTTTGCCATGCTTTCAATAATTGGACCCATGGTGTCATTAAACTTTTTTACTAAATCAGCAGCAGTAGATAATCCAGAAAGGGCATTAGCTTCAGAACCTTGAAGAATTCCAGTTTGGGATTGATTCATAGCCATAATAGAGTTAGTTGGATTAGCATTATTAGCACTATTTGTTAAAGTGTTTGGGTTGTTACCTTTAGCCCAATCCATCATATTATTAATAAATAATCCTTGCGTATTTGGGTCAGTTATATTGAACCCTGCAAGTTGCCCTTGTAAAGACCCATACTGAATTGAACGATTTAGCTGTTCAGTAGTTGGCGTTCCGCCATACAGTTGTTGCATAAGGTTTTTAGAAATGTCTGCTATAGACAATTGGTTACCTTTTGCATCTAAAGTATTAATGCCAAGATTAAATAAATTATTAGCAATGTCTTTATTAGAAACTGAAGATATGGAATTTGCTGCAGCTGAATTTTCCATACCATAATTTTTTGCTGCTAAAGCTACTTGAGATACGGCACTTGTGTATTGTTGTGAACCAGGCATAAAACCAGAGTTAGCTAAAATGTTTGAAACAATAGCTGGAGAACCAACGCTTGTCATTCCGCCGTTCATTGCTGAGAATGTTGCGCTTTCTACAGCTGAACGAGAAATTCCATTAGCACGATTGGTAGATTGAAAATATGAAGTAGCAGAATCTACAATTTGAGCAGTAGGCATTGCAGCTGCATAAGCTCCTGCAACAGGAGCTAAAGCCATTTGAGCTACACCAATACCAGCTTGCAAAAATCCAGCACCCTTACCCAATGTGGAAGGGTCTATTGAGCCAACAGAAGCAAGTGCATTAGTTAATTTGTTTCCACCACCGCTGTTCATAGTGGTTGGTGCAGAAGAAATTGGGGCAGCTGTTCCACCCAAGTTTGTGGAAGTAGAAGAGGTTGCATCCATAGAGCCCATGCTTGAAACGCCCGGAATTACGGGCATAGAAGCCAAGGAACCTTGCATCATATTGGTACTTGTAGAGCCTAGATGACGGTCTCCACCTTGAGACATAATTCCACTTTGTACAGCTCCTAAAGAAGAAGAAGCGGTTGTTCCAACAGTAGCGACTGCAGCGTTAAGAGTGTTTACTTTTTGAGTTAACTCGTCAACAGCTTTTGACATCTCTTGGATGTTAGTTACTACACTCACTTCTTCTCCTTTCAGAGCTTAATACGGCTTACTTCAATCCAATTTTTACGTTCTCTTCGTGACATACTTTGAATATCACTTATAGGCCATCCTGGATACTCATCAGCTAATATTTTCCATTCAGCCATGAGCTCCGGGTAACTAAGTTTATTAAAAACGAAAGAATGACCCTAAGCTAATAGGAACAAGTACCTCACTTTCGCAATCAGGGCACGTTACTTTGATAGGTTCAAATTGTGGTCCCGGAATGCGGTTATTAATTTCTTCAATGATAGTTTTGCGGTCTGCTAATCCAATGTTTTGAGCTTGAAATTTACTTAAAACTGGAGAACCATTAATTTGCATTACTGTTTTTTCAAGAAGAATACTGTTTAACTCGGCAGCGGTTTTATCGCTATTAAGCATAAGTTCTTTTTGTGTACTACCAGTAGGTAGTTGCACTAAAAATTCATCTTTTCTTCCTTCTACAGTAAACACTCGGTCACGTAAAGGGTCAGACAATTTACGCACCTTAATGTCGTTATTTATATCAATGTTTACTACTTTTACTTCTTTACATGAAGAACAATACGCAGATACCTCTGGTTCAGCTCCAAAAGTTACTTTAAAAATAGCAAGAAGTAACCAATCTCTATCACCAGAAAGAAGCTCATTAAGAATTTCTTCTGTAGCTTTTTGATTGCCAATACTTACTGTACCCCGTTGCAAAATAGTTATAAAAGCTTTGCCAATATTTCCAGAACGAGAAATTGCTTCCTCATCTCTACCATTAAGTTCACGAACTTCTGCATCTGTGACAACCTCCCCAGCGGCTGTGATGTAACCGCCAGGGAGAGTCACTGATGTATCTAAAGGAGCTTCAATTTCTACTTCAATTTGTTCTGGTTTTTCAGCCAAAACTTCTTTGATTTTATTATTTGCCAATGCGGGATTAGCCGCTGCACTCATTGTATTCGTCATTTTTTTCCTTTGTTATTAGAAGTCTGCTGCGTTAGAGATAGATGTTTTACCGTTTGTTGTTGTTACTGAACCCCAGTTCAAATCAAAACCTTCATGAACTAATGTCATTTGCTCTACATAAAGAGCATTGTCACCAGCATTTAAGTCAGAGTATGCAACTGTTGTAGGCCATGCGTTATACACTTTAAAACGCATAGCTACTGAGTCTGCTGTGCTACCTGTAATGGTTTCAGCAGTGAGGTCTGCACCAGCAGAGGGTACTGGATGGTTTAGTACTTGAATTTCCAAATCACAACGGAATGTGCTTCCAGCTGAAAGACCACCAGTTTGTTCTACTGTTTGAAATAGTTGTTTCATCCATTTCCAGTTTTGGTCTGAACCAAGAACTACACCACGTTGAAGTGTAAGTGGAGTAAATGATGTTTGACCAGGAATCTGGTGAACAGTGGTGTTATAGCCACCTTCACGGTACGGGATAGCGTCTGTTGTTACAGCCAATCCTGATACTGAAGTAAAGCCAATTGATACAGAAGGTTTAGCCAATGGGCTTCCCGACGTGTCGTGAGGACTAAACGTTACTAAGAACCGAAAGTTACGAATCGGGTCAGTAGTTAACGTTGAGCGATTGTTTTTAATTGTTGCCATTAGTTATCTCCTTCGGCCTTAAACCAAAGTCTTTTGACTTAGGTCAATGACAATGAACTCTGCAGGATACTGTAGAGCCACGCCAACTTGAATGTGGACTTCGCCATTTGCAATTGTTGTTGGGTTGTTGTTTTCTGCATCGCATTTGATGAAGTATGCTTGTGAAGCTGTTTGTCCACGTAACCCGCCTTTATTCTTGTATTCGTTCAAGAAGATGTTAATACTTGTGCGAATTTGCGCCCATAGCTGCTCATCATTATTTTCAAAGATGGCAAACTGAGTAAGGTTAGCAAGTTGCTTTTCAAGGTAGTTTAGAGAACGACGCATGTTTACATACTTGTTTGCTGTTCCATCTTGCTTAAGTGTACGAGCACCCATAACTGAAAGCCCTGCACCAGGAATTTGACGAATTGGGTTAACAGGTGCAAGGTCAGAGTTCATGTCATCTAGATTCTTAGAAGTAAATGACTTTTCAACCGCTACAATTCCAGTAACTGCAACCCCAATACCCGCCGGAGCCTTAAAGACTCCACGGTTACCGTCTGTGTTGATAAACAAACCAGCGATTGCACCAGAAGGTCCAATAAGACGAAGGGAACTTGAACTACGACCAATTGGGTCTGCAATATAAACCCATGGGTAATAGTTTGCTGAGTAAGAGCTTGCTCCAACAGAAGAACCATAAGCAATTGCATCAGCAACTGTGCTGTCTTTTGGCGGTTGAACTACGACAAATGACTTGTTAGATTCTGCCCAAGACACCGCAGCAGTGTAAATTGTTGCTGAACCTGTGAGAGAGCTAATTGCAGGAATAAACATCACAAGTGGACGGTCCAAAATTGAAAAATCTTCAAAAACTGGAATGTCTGTGTCCTTGTAGCTAATGTAAGAGTTGGCGTCAATTGTTCCGCCATTACTTCCACTTGTTAGTGGATAGTAATTAGTTGTAACAATTGTTCCTGAAGCGCTATTGCTAATGTTGATATTTGGAGAAACTGTGTTGATTACAGTTTCAGCAAAGCTGCTGGATGTTGCGTCATCAAAAACAATATTTTCATACCGTTCAAGAAGAAGGTCATCTTTGCTATTTGTTGGCGCAGAAGGTACAGAGAAGCTATCAGTCAACCCAGAATCTTTGTAAAGGAAAAGGGTGTATGTTCCGCTTACTTGTCCTGCAGATACTTTTACATAAAGCTTGTTTCCATCTGCTCCAGCATTTTTAGAGGTTACAGTTGCAACTACTGCGCTTCCCGAGGTTAATAGGTTAACGTGAGCTGCAGCTGAATCTGAAGGAAGAACACGCTTTACATATAGCTCTTTACCTCCATTGTTAAAGAATGCCCCAACTTCAAATGTTGCTGGGTAGCTTGCGTTGTATCCTCCAAAGTATGAAGTAAATTCATACCAAGATTGAATACGAGTTACTTTTTCTGGGCCTTGCGCAAATGGCGCAACAACAGCTCCAGCTGCATCTGCAGTTACTCCGCCTTGGAGTACTGGTGGAAGCAAACGTTCGGTGATGTATACACCGGGACGGGCATATGCCATGATTTCTCCTAACTAGGTTGTGTGGTAGTGGGGCCTTATTGTTTCGGAATAGTAAACGATTTAATGGCATTAAAAGGTTTTACTGTCTGCCCTGGAGCAGGAGTTCCTTCAACACCTTCCACGTATACTTGTGACGCTTTGTAAAATTTCTTATATGTAACTGGGGTCATTTCTGATGAAACTCTTATAGTAAAAGCGTTTACAAACAAACGTTTTCCTTGTTCTGTAACATCTCGTTTAGAGACATCTAGTACATCTAAACGGCGAACAGTTCCGTAAGAGTTGTTTTCATCCACAGACAGCGTGCCAAACCGCAAAGGTAATCTTGTGTACATTACCTGGGCTAGTAGTTCACGGTCATGGCGTGGTTGACGAGAATAAATAGTGATTTGATAATCAAGGTTTACTGGAATTGGCATATGAATTGACCAGTTGTTTAGGGTAGGGTCAAATGGGACGCCCTCAGTTATTTCCGCTGGGTCGTGCATGTAGATAGGTTTTACTAACCCACGCATTGAGCGTTCAAAATCTTCAGAAACATCAATCATGTCAATAGTAATATAAGGATAAGTCTGCGCTGCAATTTCTTGGTCTGGTTGTCCAAACCACACATTTACTGTGCGATTAGCATTTGGGTCTTTTTGGTCACTAACAGTCATACCTTTAAGAAGGTCACGAAGTGCTTTATCTTCTGATAATAAAAAGGTCATAGTTCACCTAAATGCTTTGAAATACGTCCTACTAGAAACTTTTGAGCTTCATGGGTACGGTTACTGTATCTACGAATGGCTGCTGTTGGTTCTTGTCCTGGAGTTCCATATTCGTAATTTTTTGCTTCATCAACATGGGCATCGTGAACATGGGCTTCAAACCCATTTTTGCCATACTTAATTCCTGTGTTATTTGTAATGTGTTCAGGCCATCCACTAGCGTGGGTTTCATTCCGTAGCTGTGCAGTCATAAAGCGTGACGCATCTTTAGAGGCTCTGTGTAGTGCGCTGTGAAAGGCTTCAATTTCCTTCATGGTTAAGCCACCATCTGGGTAGGCAAAGACAGCATGAATAAAACCCCTTTATAAAGCGCAAGCAGTTGGGACTGCACAGGTACCGCACGGTATCCCGATAACGTAATGATAAATGAAAAAGCCACCCGTAGGTGGCTTAGTCATTACTTCTTTTTCTTTTTGCCTTTAATCTTATCGGCTAAATCGTTATCCATAGCCTTGTCTTTAGCTCTAGATGGCTTCTTCTTATCCATCTTTTTATCTGCAGCCTTAAACTTTTTCTTTTGAGCCGGAGTCATTCCAGCCATTGCATCAGCGTCTTGTTGCTTATCTGACTTTGCCATTACTTCTTCTTTCCCTTTTTAAGGGCCTTAAAATCAGCACCTGTGATTTTGTTTGCTGGAGCAGCTGTTCCGGCAAGTTTCTTTTGCTTTGGAGACATACCTTTTGCAGAAGCCTTGCCCTTGCCGTAGCCAGGTTCACTCTTCTTCTTTTTACCACATCCGCATGTAGCGCACATTTATTTGCTTCTTTCTTTTTCTTAGAGAGGTTGAATCATAGTTTTGTTAGTTCTTGATGCATTTGGAAGTGGTGTAGGGCTCGCAGGAGTGGTGCTGTTGTAAGGCATATTTTGAACCTTACCCATCATTGGTGGTTGTGAAGGACTTATCATTGCCCGTTGCGGGGTAGCACGGTTTGGAACAGTAGGGGCACTGCTTGTCATTGCCCGTTGCGGGGTAGCACGGTTTGGAACAGTAGGGGCACTGCTTGAAGATGCTGCTGTAGCACCAGGAAGGTTAACTTTACCGCCAGCAAAAATCATATTACCGTTTTTGTATTTAGGGTTAGAAGCAAACTGTGGGTTTGCTGCACGAACAGCTCCAAGAGTTGTGCCATGAGAAGCAGCAATAGAGCTTAGGTTATCCCCACGCTGAATGGTGTACGCACCAGGAGCTTTTGCTACTGCAGTACTAGGAGCAGTAACAGCAGGCTTACCAGCACGGTTGTGGAAGAGACCACCGATTGCGCCAATTCCTGCACCAACAGCTGCACCCAAAGGTCCAGCAATCTTCATACCGTTTGAAGCTCCTGTTCCCATTCCATGTAGAATGTTATGTCCAGCAGCAGAAGATGCAGCGCCACGAACAGCGCCTGCTTCTCCACCAACAATTGCACCCAAAGGACCAAAACGTTTAAAACCAGCAGCGGCACCAGAAGCAGCGTGTGACAATGCACCACCTGCAACGTTACCAACATTGCTTGCGCCAGTAGCAGCGTTACGTGCTACAACAGGACCTGCTTTAGAACCAAGGTAAGCGCCTGCAGCTGCACCAGGAAGACCTGCGCCAAGACCTGCAGCACCGCCAACAATAGCGCCGCCGACCTTACCAAATTGAGTAGGATTAAGAGTCATAGTTACTTCTTCTTTCTAGCAGATTTACAGGTAGCGCAAGTGCACTTACACCCTTTTGCTGGTTTACCAAGTTTACAGTTACATCCACATTTAGCGCACATTAATTGCTCACTTTCTTTTTAGTTTGTTTTTTGGGTTTTGCTACGCCCTTTTCCGGAACGCAATTTGGTACCTTTTTTCCGTTTTTCATTTTCATTCCTACTTGGACATACCCATCCCAACAAGGATTATTTCTTGTCGCCATCAGCAATCCCAAGCTCTCAAAGACTTATTAATACGGCTATTAGGGTCATTAGCTGTTTTAGACGAGGTGTTTACTTTTTTCATGCCTTCCATGCGGGCGCAAAAAGACTTACGACGAGCAGCTGACTTTTTAGATTTAGCGGCTTGTTCTTTTTTTACAGGAGGCTTAAGGTCAGAACCCGGATGAGATTTTTCATACGACTTGCGTCCTTTTTCGTTCAATCCGCCTTTAGCATTTTTTCCTTCTTTACGGCTCCATGCTTCAGTCTTTGCTTTAGCCATTTTGTTTATGCCACTTTCTAGTCGCTTTAACTCCTTGAGCAATTGTCTTTGAGCCAGCCTTTTTTGTCAGGTTAATCTTGTCGTACTTACCCTTGTTACCAGCGTGGTCAACGATGACCTCGCCTTTTTTGTTTTTCTTGATTGTGTGTTTCTCACCAGCAACCTTGATAGTCTTAGCCATTCTTTTTCACCGTAGGTTTTGGTTGGTTAACTTTTGCATGTTTTTCTTGTAGCTTTGCGAGCTCTACTTCATGCTTCTTCTTTAAAGCTTCAACCTCAAGCTTTTGAGATGCAGGTGCTTTATTAGCCATAGATTTTAATCCTCCCCCATTTGGGTATGCCAAAGGTGCTGGTTTTAATTTTGTTACAATGCTACTCATCATCAAAGTCTTCATCTAAATCTAATTCATCTTCATCTAATGCATGGTCATCAAAGTCTTCATCAAACAATGACTCATCTAATAGGTCATCATCTATTTCAAATTCTTCAGCCATTGTTGTTACCTTTCGTAATGCTAGCCTTGGATTTGCCCAGAGCTAAGAAGTGAATCAAAGGTTACAGTAGTTGGAGAACCGCCATCTATTGAATGCCCAATTCCTCCAGGATTTATACTGCCTTGAGGAGGTATTGGAGCATCCACAAACTCCTGGAATTGTGGGTCATTGACAAGTTCTTCTGAATTAACTTGGTTGCAATCAATTGTTACAACAGCGTAGTTGTTGGCATACCGACCCCGAGGAAGAACCCGAGTAGGGACAAATGTTTCTCCTTGAAAAACTATGCGGTCTTTAATATGCACGTTGGGATTGTCCAATAAAGCTGGGAGAAAACGCTGCACATCAGCAACAGAAATAACAATACGTAAGGTATCAGTAGTATAAAAACCACGTTCATTCATAACGTTTGTACCTCGGAGTTGTTGAGCCATAATTACAGGTAGTTCAAAAGGAGCTTTCCATTTGCGTCCTTGCCCGGATACTTGGGATGAAACGTCATATATATCATCTATTACTTCAGTTGGATGGTCTTGAAAAAATTGTGCATCCCAAACGTACCAGTTTACGGATGTTCCAACAGGGTCACGCAACTCATCAACAATTCCTTCGTTGATAGATAGGTGCTCAAAATCAACTTTGAAACGACCCTGTACTTTTGAACCTCGCATACAAAGTATTGTCTCTTATTTTACCTGTTAAAAAAGGCTATTTTACTTCATCATCACACTCAGTGATTTCACCTGTAGTGAAATTTAACCCTGAAAACTGTTCAAATTCCTTAAGTGTGCGTGCAGTACCTAAAAACCCTTCTCCAACTATGTTTTCTTTAAACATCTTTTTAATAAGGTCTCTAGAAATTATGTCCATTTCGTTGAATTCTTTTGGGTAGTCTTTCCAAACCATTGTGCGTTTATTGCGTGTTGGATTTTTATGGTCAAAATACAAGTGATACATAAATTGTTCTTTTGGAATAAGAAGGTCAAATCCATGTGTGTACGCCCTAGCTGCAATAAATATCTCTTCACCATAAAACGAAATATCAGTGTTTGGAGATATAAATTGTCCTACTGTAAACACAGAACCACCAGAAATAGACTTAGAAAAGACATTGTTTTTTCTGGTTGTATAAGCAGTTTGAGAAGGCAACAAACTTTCTTTAAATTGTTCAGGATTTTCAATAAATTTTATTTCACTACTATCAGTTCCAATATCGCAACCAAACAACCCATTTTCGTCATACCAATAGTTTCGTGGGTAATTAGTTATTAAAGGTTTAGCAAATCCATGCAATTGATAATCATAAATTTGTTCAATAAGTTTTAAATCCCAGTTTTTATCCATTTTGCTATGAGAGTCTATTTGCAAATAAAAATCTTCCCCATTGTAAAATTGATGAGCTAAATAACGCCCCCAACCTAAACCTATGTTTTTAGGGGCCTTACTTGTAGCAACTTGTATATTTGGAAGGTCAGGTAACACAATGTCATTATTGTCTTTGTAACAAAGATGAACTCCAAAATTTAATTGATATTTACCTGAACTTTGTTCAATGCAATCTAAAATAGTTTCGGGTAGTTCATAATCATGATAAGCAGCAAGTTGAATAAAAATACTTTTCATACTACTCCCAAATTGCATGAGCACAAGTTGTGCACAAAGATTTGTAAGAATCAAGAACCATTTCTTTGTGCTCTATGCTCATCCAAATATCTTTAATTGGTTTTTCGGTAACATTTCCAAATACAGTTTCAAAATCAAAATCATTACAACAAATAATAAGGGCACCATTAGCATTAATGTGAATCCATCCATTTGGACGACCACCAACTTCAATGCCGTTCCCGCAACCAACTACTCTTTTTTTGTCTTGTTGCGTGTATTTTTTAATGCCGTCAATATTTGTCATTACGCCCATTTTGTCCAAATGACCTGCTCTGTCAATTAAGCTTGGCATCTTGTAAGCATTTATTCCAGGGAATCGTTCTAAAAACAAAGTATATTGTCGGTCTAAATCTCCACCGTCAACTCGTAAGTCAATATCAGGAGCGTTATCTAAAAGGGTTATCCAACCATTTTTAGAGGCCAAAGACTCTTCATTAACCCCGTTAATTTGAATTGATAAATTTTTAGACTCAAACATTGCCGGCAAAGAATCAATAGCGTATTGAATATTTTCCATAAGTTTTGAAAACATTTTAAGATTTTTACCGGTGTACTTAGCCCAAAGTTCCTCTTCTGCAGCAGGAATATTTAAACAAATCCCATAAACAACATCTTGATATTCTTTGATTATGTCTACTTTTGCTTTTGTAAGAGGCGTGCCATTTGTTAAGACAATAGTTCGTAATCCATGTTCTCTAAACAACTGAAGCATTTCTTCAAAATACTTGTAAAGCAATACTTCGTTGTAGTGAGCAGTGTAAACAAAGTCAAAAGTATCTGAAACAAAAGTTCCTTTTCCTGCCATTAATTGTTCAATTACAGAACGCAGAGTTTCAATAGGCATGTCGGCTCTACCAGCTGCGGGATTACCGCCATGAGAAACTGGGCAAAACCAACAACCCACGTTGCAAAGACCATTTGGGTCAATTTGCGCCATACTTATTTTGTTAAAGAACTCCACAAATCACCACTTGTCCAAAGGACATTTAGCAGCTTCAAGTTTAGTTTTAACGTTCATAAAACAACCGCATCGTTTGCATTGTGTTGTTGCTTTAAACAGCTCTGGACAAGCTTGACAAATAGCCATTCTAGATTCAAATAACTCTTCATTTGCTTTTTTTGTTGCTGGATTTAAAAGGTCTAGTGGGGTTACCCCATTTTTTTCCTTATATTGTTCCCACCTACTTTTAGCCATGTGTACCTTTCTAAGGCATCATTCCTGTTACATCACGATTTGTTATTACAAATTGTCCGTCTACAAACTTAGCATGTGGAGACTCTACGTAGCGCCCAAAAGGATAGTCTTTTAAATTTAATACTTGAGGGTTACTAAGCAATATACTTCCAAAATACTCGGTTGTGTGTAGTTCTTCTAAAACATTTCCATCTTTTAAAAACCTAACAGTAATACCCTCATGATTAGGATACTGCTCTGTAATTTCTATAACTTCATCATGTGTTAAGAAAATATCAGCATGTTCTTTACTTAAAGGTAAGTCATATACACAATCTGTGTCAATAACCCAAACTAAAGGAATACCAGGATTTCCATCATATGCAAAAGTAATATCTTTATCAGTTAACATATAATCTCCAAATCTAATGGCTGCATATTAACACCATCCGGTGTTATCCCAACCCGGGTTGATTGGGCTACAGCTAGCTCCGCTAGCACATGCTGCAGCACAAACTGCTGTACTAGAACAACCTTGCGCTACGTCAAACGAAGTACATCTGTTTCCAGTGGTACCCGCTGTTGTCGTAGTCGTAGCTGCTGTTGTTGTAGTCGTAGCTGCAGTGGTTGTTGTAGCTGCGGTTGTTGTACTTGGTGCTACTGTGGTAGTAGTTCCACAAGCAGCTGTTGATTTAGCAAATGAACCTGCACCAGCTACAGACCTACTTCCGGTTTGTCCTGCACCACTATAAAGAACAAGAGAAGCAGAGCCAGCTGCACCACAAGTTAACCCTGTCCAAGTGTAGGAACCCGGACTTCCATCCGCATAAACATCTTGTCCAGCAATAACTCCGGAGGTAGAATAAATTTTGTAAGAAGCGTAACCGGTGTTGCTTGTCCAAGAAACAGTAATGGAAGTTTGTGTAGATGTAGTTGTTAGAGAATCAATAGTGGGGGTATAAGGAGCTGCGGTAGTTGTAGTCGTTGTAGTCGTTGTAGTAGTCGTTGTGGTTGGTGCAGGGGTTGTAGTCGTTGTAGTAGTCGTTGTGGTTGGTGCAGGGGTTGCAGCGGTTGTAGTAGTCGTAGTTGTAGGAGCTGCGGTTGTAGTAGTCGTAGTTGTAGGAGCTGCGGTTGTAGTAGTCGTAGTTGTAGGAGCTGCGGTTGTAGTAGTCGTAGTTGTAGGAGCTGCGGTTGTAGTAGTCGTAG